AGCTGAAATCGTAGCTGTGATACTATTGCTAGTACCGCCGCTGGTCACTGCTGTGAAATCATTTTTACTACCCAATACATTCAAGTTAAGACCGGCACTGTTACCAGTTTGTCTAACGTCAATGAAGTTACTACCACTAGTTCCTGATCCACTGTTATTGCTGTTAATCACAGCCGTACCACTGTTACCAGTTACATAGTAGGTTAAGTCAATACCATATGCACGACCTGTTGCTGTCGATGCAGTTACTCCTAAGCTCAATGTATTCGTTGAACCTATTTGTCTAATATCAACGGCATTGTTATCACCAGAGATCTTAGATGGAGTTGTATTACTTGACCCAACACCTTGTATACCACGCACCACGTTACCTGCACCTGTTTGTGTGATATCAATCGTACTATTATCACCTGACTGATCGATGTAGATGCTGTTGTCTGCTGCAAACGCTGTTGTGGCAAACAAGGCTAGCATTACTGTCCATAGTTTAATGTAATTGTACATTTACCTGCTCCTTGGCCCTAGGGCCTTTTACGGAAGGTTGCTCTATATCAGAGGCCTTCTCTTTTTTTACTGCTTTCTTTACTGCTTTTGTAGCTTCAGCTGGTTTACTAGCTTCAACTACTGTTGGGGTATCACTGACCACAGGTTGCTGTGCTGGAGTAGGTTTGATCTCTACTGGGGTAGGAGCCGAGGGAGTGTCTATCCTTGGTCCAGCGCCAACAATGTCATCAGTTTTGAAGTCCCAAACACCTTTGACCTGACCTTCCTTGATCAGTTCAACGACAGCCGCTTCAACTGCTGCCTTGACCGCTTGCGTTCCGGGCTCATTTATAGTGAGTCCTGCTTCTAGTTCAAACGCCTGCGTACCATCTTTAACAAATTTCAGCACTGCTAGACTGTCACTAGTGCTGTAAATCGTTTTCTGCACATTAACACTGGCTAAAACTTTGCCTGTATTAACGCTAATCAATCTCAAACTAACTGTCACAATATCTTCACTGTACTGTGTCTGTGGGCCTATACCTAGCATACGTGCCGCATAGCCACCACTCTTAGTGCTGGTATCATAGCCAGTAATACCACCTTCAATGATCACACCAGCAAACATCATCGGGCTCAATGGTTTAGCATTAGCACCATCGTAGGCTTCACGCATCTGACGGATCAGTTGACGCTCTTTGGTCAAGCTGTCAATGCCCACACGTTCAACTACTGTAAACCAACGACCTTGTCCTACATCACCTAGTGCTTTGATAAGGAATGCATCAGCACCTTGTGTGACAGCAGTTGACAAATTAGCGATAGTTGCTGCCGGACGACGTTGTCCTGTCTTATCAGCAAAACTATACACAGCCACTACCACTGGCTTACCTGCTGGCGGCGGTATAGTATCAAACTCTTTCTGCATCAGGTTCTTGACCTGTGTTGGCTTTTCAGGTGAGCTGAACTTGCTGGTAGTAGCACAACCTACAAGTATGAGCAACATGAATACAGCTAACAATTTTCTCATATTATTGGAAGACAAATTGTCCTAACGGTATAGTGATACTGGTAGAACTTCCTACATAATCTGTTACATTTAGGGTGATCTCAGTGCTGGATTTAGTCCAGTTGATTATGTTACCTTCAAAATTAAGTGTGCCCGAGTTTCCGCCGCCTTCAGCAAACATAGCAGTGGCCAAGTTCTGGCTGATCTGTGCGTAGATACGTGATTCCAAGTTGTTCATAAACTTGGAAATATTGGTGTTTTTAGCGTCGTTGGCTTCTTTTTCTAACTTGGCCTGTATCTCTTTTTGTATGGCTTCCCTGCGATTATGTTCTTGATTTTCAATGGTGAGGATGTGAGCACTGTAACCATTACCGTTAAATGCTGGGCTTTTAAATGTGTAGTCAGGCAGGGGTTGTGCAGATACCGCAAACGCTGCTGAAAGTAATAGGAATGAAATACATAGTTTCATTTTCTCGGCTCCTTACTACTATTTACTCGGAACCGCTAGAAATTAACTATGTGTATTGTTGACTAGATTAGTTGGACTTTTGGGGGTCTTCGGCTTCTATTCTTTCTAAAATAATAGAATAAAAGCTATCTACTTCACCACCAAATTTACCTGTTAAATACTCGATACATTGGCGGCAATAGTTCCATTGTTGGGTATGATACCCGTTGAGGAAATCTTCGTGTAGTTTGATCCACTGTTCTAACTGTGGTAGATCAGGTAGAGCTATTTTTTCAGCAGGAATCAAGCAGAAAACTTCTACTTCTTTGCCTTCTACTACTAGCTTTTCTAGATCTAATACAGTGTATTTTTCTCTAAGTTTTTCTGCGTTTTCACGACCAAATATAATGTTCATTATCTTTTCTCTGTTATACCACACTGCGCAAATACTGTTTGCACTGCCTGCGCTTGGCTGACACAATCTTCTAAGGCATTGTGCAAGCCTGCCTTGTTTTTATCTCTGGGATCACCGTGAGTGCTTAATAAGGTGCGACTATCACGGATCTGCCAGAACTGCCAAGGACAAGGCAAGCCCAATTGGCGGTATAGGTTTTCTAAGATAACAATATCAAACACAGGACCCTGTGCCCAAATGTTATCACAACCTACTATAAATCTATTTAACTCTCGGGTAAACTCGTCTAATGAAATACGATTATCATCTCCAAGGGCTTCTTCACGTACATCATCTGCCTGTCGTCCCCACCATGCTACAGTGTTTTCATCAACGTGACGGCCAAGTGCTGTCTGTTCATCAACTGATATACGGAAGTAGATACCATCTACGATCTCATGCTGTTTATATGGGCTGAACTTACAAGCACCAAATGTCAATATAGTAGCATCTGGGCGAGTGCTCAGTGTTTCTAAATCTAACATTATATCCATTATCTTTTCTCTGTTATTCCCATAAGTTTAAACCATTCCTGCACAGCCTGTGCTTGGTTTATTGCATCTTCTATGGAGATATGTCTGCACGCTTTGTTTTTGTTTATAGGAAAATAACAATTACCATATGTGCTTAATAGTGTGCGACTGTCACGGATCTGATGAAACTGCCATGGGCAAGGCAAGCCCATTTGTCTATATAAGTTTTCTAAGATAACAATATCAAATACAGGACCTTGTGCCCAGATATTATCACAGCCTACTATAAATTTATTTAACTCTTGCGTGAACTGCTCTAGGCTAATGCGATCACCTTCACCAAGGGCTTCTTCTCTGACATCATCGTCCTGTTCATCCCACCAGGCAATAGTATTATCATCTACATGGCGTCCAAGAGCTATCTGTTCATCCAAGTTCACACGGAAGTAGATGATCTTGTCAATGGCTTCTTGGTTATATGGGCTGAACTTACAAGCACCAAATGTCAATATAGTAGCATCTGGGCGAGTCGATAGTGTTTCCAAGTCTAACGCTATGTCCATCAATGATTGTCCTTTAGGAGTTTTTCTGTTTCTGCGTGTGCTACACGTTTGCGTAAACTGCTAGAACTGAATGAGTGATCACGACCATTAAACACCAGCTCAATGCCACGATGAGCACATTCCGGACGTCCAGTGAAATTAGTGTTTTCATATTCAACACCAAGGATACGCACATCCAATGGTAGGATTAATAATAGATCAATTAGATCTTGTTCTGTTTGATAGACCACAACTTCGTCAACATAACGGCAAGCCGCTAGTTGTATCTGACGCTCAACGATACTCTGTATTGGTTTGTTTTTAGTGTCTGGACGATCGATAGTTGGATCTGTTTGCAGTCCAGCGATCAAATAATCACAATGATTTTTTGCTTCTGCTAGCATAGCTACGTGGCCAGCATGGAAAAGATCAAAGGTACTAAATGTTATGCCAATAGTCTTACCTTCATCTTTAAGCTGTCTAACTTTGTTGAATATCATTCTGCTGGTTCTAGTTTTATCTGTAAAGGAAATCCATTGTTGCGGGCCAGCTGTGTGACTTCAACACCTTTTTGTTCTGCCATCTCATATGGAAGTATTGCAGCAGTACCGCTGCCTTCTTCGTGTATCTTCATTGTGACTTCTTGTGCAGATTCTGGTGTGTGATTGAAAATAGTAACCAGAGTTTCTATGACGAATTCCATAGTGGTCACGCTGTCATTAATATAGATCACACGATATAAGGGAGGTTCTTTCAAGTCAATTTTGGGAGTAGGTTTTACTCTAGTAACGGCTTTGGTACCCATAAATTCCTTTTCGAGTGTTTTTGTCATATTTTAGTTGAATAGCCGGGCGATATTTCTACCGCCCATACTATTAATTATACTACCTTTCGTTTTAAATTGCAATTACTTTTGGAAAGTAATAGCGATTTTCTTAGGCTTAGCTGACTCTGGAACGATATGTTCTAAAGTAACAGTTAAGATACCATTCTTAACACCAGCACCTTTGACTTCAACGTTTTCTGCGAGAGCAAATGTGCGTTCAAAATCACGGCCAGCAATACCTTGATGTAGATACTGCGCTTCTACCTTGTTTTCTTTATTGATTGCGCCAGTAACAACCAGTTCGTTGTTAACGATCTCAACATCCAATTCACTTTCATCAAATCCCGCCACTGCTACCTCAATCTTCCAGATAGTTTCTGACTCTTTGATGATGTTGTAAGGTGGGTAGTTACTGGCATTTAATGTGCCAGCTGTTCTGCTGAGCTCATCAAACATGCGATCAAATCCAACTGCAAATCTTTGGATACTTGGGATATCCAAACTGTTAATATATACTTGTTTCATAGCTTATTCTCCTTATATAAAGCAAGATTAAATAAAGGACCCTTATTCGGCATCCTTTTTAACTTCAGTAAACTCGGCATCTACTACATCGCTGGGTTTTTCTGAATTCTGTTCTGCACCAGGTTCCACTGTTGGTGGAGTTTCTGCTGCTTGTTTGGCCTGTAACAGTGCTGATAACGGTTCAAACAACTTGGTTACAGAGTCTTTGATCTTTTCAGCATCTTCAGTTTTAATCGCATCTTCAACTTCATTGATCGCTTGTTCAATCTTAGACTTTTGTTCATCAGTGATCTTATCACCATATTCTTTAAGGTCTTTACGTGCATCGTGTAGTTGTGCATCAGCTGCGTTCTTAGCTTCTACAACTTCACGTGCTTTCTTATCCACTTCTGCATTGGCTTCAGCGTCCTGTACCATCTTTTCAATCTCTTCATCTGTCT